TTAAAACTTTATAGTCAAACGGATTCTCTGCATACACCTCTGGTGATGCCTTGCCACTATAATATATCCACTTCTCTTTCTTTAAAATCTTATACTGAGTTTCCTGAGCCTTCTGTAGTGTCAGGATATTGGTGTAAATTTTGTAGTATTTTGCGTGTAAAGCGGGTATTTTTGTTGATTCGTTGTGTAATAATTCATTATCAATTATGGAATCTTTATCCCATAAGTCTTGTATAAATTCAAGATTCATCCTTTAGTAGACTCTCCACATTAAAAATAGTATATTTAAAAGTAGCAGTCGCTACAATATAATTTATATCAGTTACATCAGCGCTAAATGGAACTGGTGTTAAAGCAGTAGGGAACAGATCTTTGAAGTCAATCCTAGCAATGGGATTAAAACTACTGTTATAAACAAAGATAGATCCATCAGATCTGGCCGCGTTTATGAGATCTGTTACTTGAGGATCTAGGTTTATTGCCTCTGAGAAGGACTCAGGAAATCCAAGACCCCTCATCCATTGTTCAATTTGTAAATAGTTTTCTAAATTCTCATCTATAAAGAATTCTACATCCAGATCACCATACTGCAACTTATCGCCAGGGACAGGGATATCTCTGAAGTAAGTGCTTTGAACCGCAGCACCTAGAGTTAGGTTAGGTATGGAAACCGACTTAGAAAAGAAATCAACCTTTGGAGCTTTCTGCAAAGTAAATTTGAATCCAGCTGGAGACAGGAAATTTCTATTACTGATCTGTCGATCAAAAAGATTTTGATCTCTTTTTTCTTGCCTTGCCATGGTTTTTATCTTTATTTATCTGACAATTCGGGATCCTCACAGGCATCTGCAAGTTCAGAAGCCATGTTACCACCTATTTCCGCTCCTTGGTTTCCTCCGAACATCGCGATCCAACCAGCAGCAAGCCACCCAACAAAGGGAATATTAACAACGGCAGGGGCAGCAGCAGTACCAATACTAGTCCCAACAACTCTGCCAGTCTGCTTTCCACCACCGACCGCCTCGATACACTCGACTTGTTGGGCAGTGAGCTTTCCCGACTCTCCTCCTCCATTAGTGTTGTCTTGCCAAGATCTTGGGTTGGATGTCGCTCCTCCTTGGTGGTGAGCTCCGTCCATAGTATACTCCTCAACGGTTCTGATTTTATTGTTACCCAATCCCAGAAAACCGCCTTTTACATTTCTATCCCTTTCCACACGCATCACTGTAGGGTCATTACCCTTATAGTCAATACGATATCCATCTTCGCTTACGTCTGCTCTATAAGAGGTATAGTCACCTACAGGTAAATTAATCTGTGGTAACTTAGATCCTCTTTGACTCAACATACCTATCATACCGATATGTGATACTGCAAAGAGACTACCCACAGTGCCTATAGCGATCCACTTCCACTTACTGTTTGGTTGTGTCATAATTTCACACAATATAGTGCTTACTATATAGGCACAAAAAAAGAGACCCTTTCGGGTCTCTCTGTGAAGATTGTAATATCTGAATCACATAAGGTTTGCAACCTTGACTCTTCTGTAGTAGCGGTTAGCGTTGGAAAGAAGTCTTCCAAGTCCTTGGTTAGATACGTTACCTTCGGCAAATGGGTTTGCAACGATTCCGTAACGAGTCTTGAAGCCAATTTTTGGTTGGAAGGTGTCCTGACCCACAGCACGAACCATCTGAAGAGGAACGTAAGGGCAGTAGAACAGTCCAGCGTCATAAGGGTTAGTACCCTTGTAACCAACAACGTAGTACTGATTAGCGTCATTGTTTGCAGCGAAAGGATCGATGTAAACTTTGTACTTACCAGCAAGAGTACCAGCAAATGTGTTGCCAGTGTCGTCAACGTTTAAGTTAGCGTTAAGTGCAGGGGTGTAATCAAGGATTCCAGCCATTGTAAGAGCTGAAGCAACGTCGGCAGAGCAGAGAACCACGTTGCCCTTTCCGCGACGAGTTCTTTGTGCGATTTGGTTCGCATCTCTTTCGATCTGGAATAGAAGTCCCTTGAACTTCTCAACTGACCAACGACCGTTGGAGTCAGTGTCTAAGTCGAATGTTCCAGCAGTTGCAGTGTTGATTGTTGCACCTTGTTCTGCGACCTTGTAGATAGTACGGATAACTTCGCGGTTGATCTCAGCAAGAATCTCAGTAGAGAGAATGTTTGCGAGTTCAGACTCAGCGTTTAATCCGTGAATTGCCTTAAGGTCTTGAGCCAATTCTAAACTGTACTCAGCTTTGAGTGCTCTGGACTTCGCAGTCACAGTAACTTTCTCGATGCTGAATGCCATCTCTTGGAAAGCGTTAGCAGCAGCGTCTCCTAATGCCTCAGCCTCTCCAGTAACCATACCTTGACCAACAGAGTAGTCAGTAGTAGTTGCGGAACCAACAGGGTTAAGAACGCCAGGGTTTGTTCCGTTAGGAGAAGATGTAGTACCGAAACCAGCGGCAACATCTGTCATGCCACCTGTAAGGTTCTGAGAGGAGTTCTGTCCAGAGAAGCTTGTATCTGGTTCATCGAAGAGAGCCTCAGTTCCACTCTGATTAGTGAATCTGGATCTCATTGCGAAGATAAGTCCTGTAGGACCAGACATTGGTTGAACACCAGCAAGGTCATATGCGACCAAGTTAGGCATTGCACGTCTGATAAGACTAATCAACACAGGGTCGAAACCAGCAACAGGACCTGCTGCAGCAGCAGAACCACTAAATCCACCAGTTCCAGCGGAGTTAGTAGGAGATGCCTCAGTCAAAGACTGGAAAGCATTCTCTTCTCTGAGCATTTGCTCTTGGTTTTCGAGAAGAACGGCAGTAACGTTTCTTCTATGTGCGTCTTTAATTGGATCTGACCCTTCGTGATCGAGAAGGGGAGCCCACTTTTCAGTGAGTTGTTGATAATTGATGTTTTGTTGCATCGGTCTGTAAGAGTTGTTAGTTAAAAATTAACGAGTTCCTATTTCATACGTCCAAGTGCATCAAGATAAGCAGCCATTGCACCAGTAGCTGGCTCAACGTGTTCTGCTTCTTCTTTCAATTCTTGAGGAGCGGACGCTGTGGATGTTGTTGTCTTCTTCTGTCCGAAATAAGATTCTTTCAGAGTCTCGATCTTTCCACGATAGGATTCTTCACTTTCAAACTCAACACTTTCTGCAAGAGTTCTCAATTTCTCTTTCTGAGAAACTGCAAGACCCTCGGCAACATTGTTAAAGACAGTCTGAGCGGTTGACTCACCAAGTCTCTGGTTGAGTGCAACGTTCTTTTCTATCTGCTCGTTGAGCTTCGTCTCCATTTCATCAAGCTTGTCCACCATGTTTTCTAGGACATCATATTTGTCTTCAGGTAAAGTTACATAATGTTCTTCAAAAAGCTTTTTCATGCCTTCCATGAATGATTCTGTCATCTCAGTCTTGATTCCTCTTTCGACTGCGAGAGCGTTTTCCTTCATCCATTCATCGGCAACGTACTCCAAGTATGCGTCAGTTCTCTCAGTGAGTTCGACTTTGATTTCCTCAACCTGTTCGTTGAGTGCTTTCTCATACTCTTCGTTTAACTGATTCTCGATATCTGTGATTTTAGCATTGATAGATGCCTCAAAAATCACCTTAGCCTTTTCTTTGAATTCCTCTGAGAGGTCTTCTCCAGAAAGAAGTGCGTTGACATCTTCTTCGATGGCAGCGTTTAGATCGACTGTTTCCTCAGTTGCTTCTGTAGATTCCTCTTCAGCAACAACTTCTTTTGATTCGTCGGCTTCTGCCTCTTCGGCATACTTAGGTGCAGTTGGCATGGGATCAGCTTTTCCAGCGTTCTTAGTGATTACGTCCTTAACTTGCTTAATAGTCGCGGTTGGCGTTTTAAGCATGTTACTGTTGTCGTCAGGCTTTGAGTTCTCAGGCGTAGGACCACCAAGATCTTCAACGGAACCTTGACCATCAGGAACGTAATTAGGAGTAGTAGGCATAGGATCGCCTTTTGCTGCTCCACTATTTACAGCGGTATTAGATTGCTGTGTCTTTACATCCATTTCTTGTAAATCTCCACGGGACATTTTGAACTCTCCGTCGTAAAACGTGTTTAGATATCGTATAATCTATGTTTATTTATTAAATCAAAGATTTGATAAGAAGTTTTGGAAGATTTCCAACTTCTTCTCGTCAAGTTGACCTTGATCTACTAATTTATTTATAGTTTTTTGGGTCTTCTCAATGACTTCCTCCACTGCCTTTTCAGGCTCAGCAACTGCAACGCTAGGATGAGTAATAGTTTTTTCTTCTATTACTTTGATCTCAGATGCTTTTGCTTTTAGGATTCCTGCCTCCCAAACCCAATCAACTCCTTCCATGATGCCATTAACAAAAGCATCTGGTGCGGAAGGATCTGCTACTATGTCAGCAGCAGTTGCAAGCATAAAGTCTTCACCGACAACTTTGTAGCCTTCGCTAGTGTCTTTGAGACTTCCCATGCCTCTAGAAGAAACTCCAAGTTGTACGCCTTCGTCAATAAGACTCTTGGCGATGACACCCATTGGTGTTTCTAAAAGCTTTGCTTTTCCTACAAAATTAGTTCCCTCTTTGTGGAGGTCTACAATCTTGTGGGATACCCTGTCTAGATTAACAGTAGGACCTTCGGGGTGTCCTAACTCACCAAGAGCTCGTCCTTTTCCAACGAAAGCTTCGTTGTATCTGTTGACTTCTCTTTCAAGAGTTTCAACAGGATAGAAACGACCGTTCCTGTTCTTGAGGTTTCCTTGTAAGAAAACACCTTCAATGAACATAGATTTCTTGCCGTCTTTTTCTTCGACAAGAACCTTAGCGGTTTCGATCTCTTCCGTGATGAGTTTCATGTTAAGCCTCAGGTTGTTCTTCTTCTACTTCATCATCAACTGGCTCTGCCTCAGCGACAGGTTCTTCAACTTCTGCTGTATCCTCAACAGAACTAGGTGTGCCAGGAGCTTCGTCTTCAACCTCCTGTTCTTCCTCATTATCCAAATAAGGATTAGGTCCACCAAACATGTCAGCAGTGACAGCTGGTTTCACAAGGTCAATGTTTTCCGCAGCCTTGTTATATAAGATCTCTTTGATCTTATCATGGATCTCAGTTGCAGATCCATCT